GTGGGACGAAGCTTTTTCCTGCTGGGCAAAAGTGACTTTGAAAGCTTCTTCGGAGCATACGGACGCTGGTGTGACCAAAGAAACACAAACACTGGAATTCCTCATTCGGCAAAACCAGCACTGGATGCCGTCTGTAACAGGCAACCGAATCTTGTTTCGGGATGTTACATACAACATCACCAGTGTTACACCGGATTATCTGCACAAGGATTATCTGAAAATTACTGCAGAAGCCAGAAAGGCAGGACAAAATGACCAGTATTGACAATCTTGCAGCGGAAATCATGCAGGGCTTGCAGGAATATGCAGACCTTGCAGATACTGCCATGAAAAAGGCTGTCCGGAAAACCGCCACGCAAGTGAAAAACGAGATTTCCGCCAATGCTCCGAAGGACACCGGAAAATATGCAAAAAGCTGGGCAACGAAGAAGACTGGCGAAAACAGTCACTCTTTGGAGATGACCGTCCACAGTAAGAATCGTTACCAACTGGCACATCTTTTGGAAAAGGGGCATGCCAAGCGTGGCGGTGGTCGGGTATCCGGCAAACCGCATATTGCTCCTGCGGAAGAAAACGGTGTACAGTTGCTGGAGCATTTAATCGAGGAGGCTTTGTCATGACCTACGAACAAATCGCAGAAATGATGGAGGAAATGGAACTGCCTTTCGCCTACCATCATTTTGCCGAGGGCGAAAGCCCTGCACCGCCTTTTCTGCTGTTCTTATCTCCCGGAGAGAATACGTTTTCGGCAGATAATTTGGCATATTTCAGTTGCAAACAACTGGACATTGAATTGTACACAGACAAAAAGCAGCCGGAATTGGAAGAACAGGTGGAGTCAGTGCTTTCCCAGCACGAGATTTATTATACAAAAACAGAAACATTCATTGATTCGGAAGAATTGTATGAAGTGCTCTATGAGATGGAGGTTTGATCTATATGGCAATGGAGAAAAACAAGGTAAAATTCGGTCTGAACAAAGTTCACTATGCAAAAATCACCTCTTATGATGAAGAAGGTGTGCCGACATTTGCAACTCCGGTTCGCATTCCCGGTGCAGTATCCCTTTCCATCGATGCAGAAGGTGAAGCATCCAATTTTTACGCTGACGATGGTGTGTACTATGTGATCAACAATAACTCTGGTTACACTGGAGATCTTGAAATCGCATTGGTTCCGCTTGAATTTGCGACAGACATTCTCGGTGAGAAACTGGATGAAAAGGGCGTTCTCACGGAAACCAATACTGCAGAAGTATCGCAGTTTGCCTTGCTGTTTGAATTCAGCGGCGATAAGAATAAAATTCGGCACTGTCTGTTCTGTTGCTCTGCCTCTCGTCCGGCAACAGAATCCAGCACCATTGAGGACGAAAAGGAAGTTAAAACAGAAACGCTGTCTTTGACCGCAACGGCGTTGAACAGTGGTTTGGTAAAAACTAAAACCTGTGAGAAAACGGATGCTGAGGTTTATGAGAACTGGTACAAGGCGGTATATATGCCCAATCTGGCTGCCGCTGTACAGAGTGGTAAAGCATCCGCAGCATCTGTGAAAGCGTAAGGAGAGTGCAGTATGGCAATTCAGAAGAACATCACCATTGACGGCATTGATGTGCCGTTTAAGGCAAGTGCAGCAGTTCCAAGGCTGTATCGTCTGAAATTTCGCAGAGATATTTATCAGGACTTTGCGGCACTGCAAAAGTCTGTGGGGGAAAATACAGAGAAATCTTCCGCACTGGACATTGAAAGCCTTGAGGTATTTGAGAACATCGCCTATATCATGGCAAAACACGCTGCTCCGGAGAATGTTCCTGATAATCCGGACGACTTTCTGGAACAGTTTAACACATTCAGCATTTATGAGATTTTGCCGCAACTGATCAATCTTTGGGGTTTGAACGTAGAAACACAGGTTCAGTCTAAAAAAAACATCGCCCGATTGACCGACCGATGACCACACCGCTGTTTTTGTTGCGGTGCGTTCA